TAGCTGGAGTGGCATCGCCGCCGCAGCTGGCTCGTATGGCAACGCCGCCGCATCGGGCGAGAGGGGCACTGCTACCGCATCTGGCTGGAGTGGCAACGCCGCCGCATCTGGCTGGAGTGGCATCGCCGCCGCAGCTGGCTCGTATGGCAACGCCGCCGCATCTGGCTCGTGTGGCAACGCCGCCGCATCGGGCGTGAGGGGCACTGCTACCGCCACCGGGAGTGATGGCAGAGCATCCGCCCTCGGGGAACAGTGCATTGCGGTGGCGTGGGGCAGTAATAGCCTCGCAAAAGGCGCACTCGGAAACTGGATCGTAGTTTCCGAGCATGCCAGCGGCGGTATCGTTGATGCCAAGCTGGCCCAGGTTGATGGAGAGATCATCAAAGCGGATACCTGGTACACCCTGAGACACGGCAAGATCGTGGAGGTGGCGGAATGACGATTGCATGGATTTTCTGCTACATCGGCGTGGGCACAGCAGTAACCTGGTTCATGCGGATGGTGGACTGGATTGACCGGGAGGACGAGCGATGAGAAATCGCCTATCACCCGCCGACATCTCCGCCGCCCTGCGGGCTTGCGTAGAGCCTGGCAAACCGTGCCCCAGAACGTGCCCCTACGCCGACCCCCACAAGGACGGGACCTGTATCAGGCAACTCTGCCGGGATGCCGCAGATGCCATAGACAACCAGCACACGCACATCAAGGCCCTGATTAGGTGCAACGACGCACACCGCGAGATGGTAGCGCAGGCCCCGAAGCCCCCGGCCAAGCGGGGCGAAATGGTGGAAGCTCTGGACGCTATCGAAACCGGCATGACCCGGCTGGCCATGTCCCGGGATATCTGGCAGAACAATCTGGTGTATACCCTGTGCCAGGGTGTGCGGCTCCTGCTGGAGGACCGCATCAAGAATCGGGGTGCGCGATGAGGGTATATCAGTACTGCACCCGGGACAGGTTCCGCCTGCCAATCCATCAGGCAGACAGCCTGGAAGAGCTGGCAGACCTGGTTGGCATTAAGCACGCAAGCGCAAAGCGCGGATTCTACCGGGTATACACGGGCAAAACCAAGGATAGTCGGTGGGGCTATGTTGATATCCCGGACGATGACGAGGAGGACGAATGATGTACATCTGCGACAACTGCCACGCGGCGTTTGATACCCCGCGCGTGGAGCATGAGGAGTCCGCGGAATACGGCCCCAGCACGGCATTCTACTGCCCCCGCTGTGGCTTTGAGATGGGCAATCCCAGTGAGTACCTGGCCGATGAGTGCCCGGTATGCCACAGTCTCAAAAATCGTGATGACCGGGTGTGCCACAAGTGCGGCCAGCGCGTTCGTGGCCTGCTGAAGTTGTTTCTACACGATCTCTCGCGGGATGAGCGCGAGTACCTGGCCGACCTGATCGAGGGGTGCAGCCTCGACCGTATGATCGTCGGGGCGGAAGTCCCCGCGGAGTAATAGAAGGAGGAAACGAAATGGCACTTAAGCCGTTTAATGAACTGGTTAAGGTGGACGTGCTCCCCTACTGTGATACCAGAGATGCAAAGGACGAGAGCGGCAGAACAATCAAGGTCCCCTATCTTAGCTGGGCGAAGTGCGCAAAGCTGTTGCATGATAATGGCGCGGAAAGCGTATGGTACGCGCCCTGCCAGTGCCCCGAAACAAAGAGCTACCTCTGGCCCCAGCACACCGTGACAAACAGCAAGGGCCGCACCACGGAATGCTGGTTTGTCCGCGTTGAAATTCATATCGACGACGTGAATTTCGCATACGATATGCCCCTGCTGAACGGATCGCTGGTGGTATACGAAGATACGTTGAACCAGCTCCGCATCAATAATGCATTGGCGCGGGCGTTTGTCAAGGGTGTGGCCGTGCGCACCGGCCTTGGATTTGACCTCTGGGCGGAGGGCGATACTGACGACGGTGCAGACGATTTGAGCCGCCACAGCATCTACGCAATTAAGGAGCGCCTGGAACGGTTGCTTACGGCGAAAGAGCAGGGCGGTATGAGCCACCGCGACGTTCTGGCGGGGCTTAACATCAACGACAAGCAGCTTGCAACCATGATCGGGTGGTTCGACAGGCTGGCAAACCTGGAGAAGGCGGTGGAGAGCCTGTGATTTCCAACCACGACCGCAGCGGCTGGATAGGCGCGTCTGACACGGCCATGGTAATGGGCAATTGGGACACCGAAACGTTCCGCCGCTGGTGGGCGACAAAAATCGGAATCCGTAGGGATAGTTTCTCGACGCCTGCAATGCGGGCTGGGACAGCGTATGAGCATAAAATCCTGGACGCAATCGGCGTTAAGACTCGGGACCGGCAGATACGGCGCAGAGATTTGCGCCTCCGAGTAAACTACGACGGCGAAACAAGGGACTGCATCGCAGAAGTGAAAACGCACCAGAAAGATGCATTCCGCGTAACAAAGCCCTATTGGATGCAATGCCAAGTGGAAATGTTTGCCAGCTACGGCGCGTTCCAGAAGCGGAAATCATGCATTATCGTTGCGTACCGGGTTACGCCGGACGAGCTGTGCAACTTCTACCTTCCTATCGATGTGCACCGGCTTTCTTTCCACCGAGTGAATTACGACGCCGAATGGATTAATACCAAGTATCTCCCACGATTGAGATACCTTGCAAAATGCCTGACATCGGGGTCCTGGCCCAAATTGGAGGATTGCCCATGATACAGGTTGATGTTTCCGCCGTCCGCTGGCAACAGGACAGCGATGGGGCGTGGCTGTCCCTGCGGGTGCAGTCCCCACAGGTGGCCATGAACGCCTGCGACGAGTATCAGGCCGATAAAGAGCACGTCGCCCAAATCAGGCGCAAGGGCCGGAGCCTCGATGCGAACGCCTACTGTTGGGTGCTCCTGGACAAGCTGGCCGCGCACTACAACCTCCCCCGGGAAGCGATATACCGGGAGGAGATCAAGACCATCGGCGGCGTGAGCGACGTGCTGTGCATGGTGGAGCGGGCCGCAGATGATTTCATCCGCCGCTGGACGGCGCAGGGTATCGGGTGGATGGCCGAGCAAGGCCGCAGCAAGATCCCTGGGTGTGTGAACGTGACGGTATGGTACGGCTCCAGCTCTTACGATACAGAGCAAATGAGCCGGTTGATCGACCAGATTGTATCGGACTGCGAGTCCGCCGGAATCGAGCATCTGCCGCCCCAGAAGCTGGCGGCGATGAAGCAGGAATGGGGGCGAGACGATGGGCAGTAAAGCGAAAGACATGGCGGGCCAGCGGTTTGGGATGCTCGTTGCTTTGCGCCGCGATGGCACCAGCCCGAATGGCTGCGCCAAATGGGAGTGCCGATGTGATTGCGGCAAGATCATCCACGTAGACTCGACCCGTCTCCGCAAGGGCCGTGCGCGGCACTGCGGATGCCAGTACGCACCGCAACCTACGCCGCCCATCACATGGCACGGCGAGACGCGGACCATCAGCGAGTGGACGGCCATCACGCAAATCCCCGCAAAACTCATCCGCAGCCGGATGGTGGCCGGATGGCCCGCAGACGAGATATTTGGCGATGGGCGGAAAACACAGCCCTGTTGGGGCTGTAAACACGCCTGCGGCGGCTGTTCCTGGAGCCAGAGCTTTACCCCCGTCCCCGGTTGGGACGCCGTAGAGACATCCGTAGACCCCAGCAAATGCGGAGGCGCATACAAATCCTATCAGATCGAAAAGTGCCCGGAGTTTGAACCGGACGAACCGAGGTGATTACATGGAACGCAGATGTTTCATCTGCGGCAGGAACGGGGCGGACGACCCGCTGGAACGCCATCATATTTTCGGTGGGCCATACCGGACTAAGAGCGAAAAATATGGCGCTGTGGTATGGCTGTGCGGCGACAGGTGCCACCGCAACGGAAAAACCGCCGTGCACCGCAACGGGGACCAGATGCGCAGACTGCGCCGGTATGGCCAGCTGACCATCATGCGTGACCAGGGATGGACGGAGGACGACTTCCGCCATGAATTTGGGAAATCTTACATTTAGGAGGACGACATGGACAAGAAAATGCTTTACACCCGCCTGGAAACGGCCCGGATGCTGAGTATCAGCCCGGATATGCTGGACGAGCTCCGGCGTGACGGGGTGCTCCAGGGATATCATGTGGCCCGGGGCAATCCCCGGGTGTACTTCAAGGCCGCCGACATTGAGAAGTACACGGAGCGGCTGGAGGTGGCGGAATGCTGAACAAGATCATCATCATGGGCCGGTTGACCCGGGACCCCGAGATGCGCCACACCCAGACCGGCACCGCCGTCGCTTCCCTCACCCTGGCCTGTGACCGGGATTTCAAGCCCCAGAACGGCGAGAAGGAGACCGATTTCATCGACGTGGTGGTGTGGGGCAAGACGGCAGAGTTTGCCGCCAACTACTTCACCAAGGGCCGCATGGCCATCGTAGAGGGCCGCCTGCAGGTCCGAAACTGGCAGGACAAGGACGGCAACAAGTGCAAGACCACCGAGGTGGTGGCCGACCGGATGTACTTCGGCGACTCCAAGCAGGAGGGCAAGAAACAGCCCGCACCCGCCGACGATTTCTGCGAAATCGAGGACGACGGCGACCTGCCGTTCTAAGGGTGGAGACGGAGGTGAACAATGAAATTTGATGTGATTATCCATAACGCAAACGACATCCAGGATATTTTTTCGGACCCCGACGGGAACGACGCAATCCAGGTTGACGGGCTGGCCGAGGACGAGGCTGTAGATTTGTCCAGAATCCTGACGAACCACAACGTGGGCGTTTGCGTGTTTCCGCACAAGGAGTAAACGACATGAGCGCTTGCTATGTCAAAGCCTATTTTGACTGGATAGAGCAAACAGCCGCCCTGTCAGATGCCGAGCGAGGGAGACTATTTATCGCCATACTGGAATATGCGCGGTCAGGTCTCGATCCAAAACTCGACGGGCGAGAGGGTATTCTGTTTCCGGTATTCAAGTCCACGATAGACCGAGACACCCAAAAATCCGCCAAGCTCTCTGAGAACGGGGCAAAGGGCGGCAGGGGCAATAAAGCCGCTGAAAGCAAACAAAAGCAAAATAAAGCAAACGAAAGCAAAGCAAAGCCTAACATAAGACATAAGACAGAAGAAAAAGACAAAGAAATAATAATCCCTCACTACGTTCGGGATTATTGCGCGGAGTCGAAAACGCCTCCCGCGCCGTCGGTCGTCGAGCTTCCGCTGAATGATGGGGATAGCTATCCCGTAACGCAAGAACAGATTGCAGAGTGGGGAAGCCTTTACCCGGCTGTTGACGTTATGCAACAGCTCCGGGCCATGAAAGGCTGGCTCAATGCCAACCCGGCAAAGCGCAAAACAAGGCGCGGGATTCTCCGGTTCGTGAATGGCTGGCTTTCCAGGGAGCAGGACCGTGGGCGTGGAGCACCGGCGAAACCAGCCGAACCAGTACGCAAGTACAACCACGACACCGGCAAGTGGGAAATCGTGGAGGGCTGACATGGATGCTTTTCTATGCGAGTACAGCACCATCGGCGCTCTGCTGATCGACCCTGAGGCATACCCGGAAGCCGCAGAGCTTCGCCCGGATGATTTCCTGCACCCGGCCTTTGCCGCTGTGTTCCGCGCCATACAGCGCCGGAACGACGCCGGGGAACCGGCGGATGTAGCGACCGTCCGGGATGAAGCCGCCCGGGAATGCGAGGGGGTCACGAACGATCTCCTGATACAGTGCATGGAAGTGGTTTCATCCTCCGCCGTCCTGCCTGAGTATGTCCGGGGCGTCAAGGACGCTTCTCTGGGCCGTCGGCTGCGTGATTTGGGCGAGGAATTGATAAATGCCGACATTGCCCCACAGGAAGCCTTGCAGCACGTTTCAGAAACGGTGGGTGAACTTACCCTCGCAGCGTCAACAAAACGCGTGGTGAGCCTTGCAGAGGCCATTACGGGCCTAAAGACGCACGTGGACGAAAGTTACACCGCAAAAGAGCGGCCATTTTGCCGCACGGGGCTGAGAAACTACGACAAAATGCTGGGTGGCGGGTACATCAACGGCGGGATGCATATCATCGCCGCTCGGCCAGCGGTGGGCAAGTCCGCCGTGGCCATGCAAATCGCACTCAGCGCCGCACAGCGCGGAACGAAAGTGCTGTATATCTCCCTGGAGATGGATCCGGAGGACTGCGCCGCGAGGATCACGGCAAATGCGGCGGGTATGTCCTCACGCAAGCTGATCTTCGGCGCGGCCCTCCCTGAGGACGAATATGCCAAGTTTGCGCAGGGTGCGGCGGAATGCGCCGACCTCCCGCTGCTGTTTAACAAGCGGCCAAACATGGACATGGGCGACGTTACAGCGCTGGCTTACAAAGAGCGCCCGGGGCTGATTATCCTGGACCACCTGGGACTGATGGAGCTTGAGAACAAACGCATGACGCTGTACGAGGCGACCACACGCAACAGCCGGGCGCTGAAAATGCTTGCCATGCGCCTAAAAATCCCGGTGGTGGTGCTCTGCCAGCTTAACAGAGCCGCCGCAAGCGATCGGAGCGGGAGCTTCCGGGCCACCATGGCGAACCTTCGAGAGTCCGGGGCAATTGAGCAGGACGCGGACACGGTGACGCTACTGCACCGCCCGCCGACAGAATCGGACGGGAATCCGTGGGATCCGGTGATGCTCCAGCTGTACCTGGACAAAAACCGGCGAGGCCCCACCGGCATGGTGGAGGCGACATTCTTCCCGGCTACTGGCCGGATAGCCGATTGAGGAGGGAAAACGTGCGAAAAATCGTGATACCCATCGCGCCGGTGACAAAGAAAAATCACCAGCGCATTGTGCGAGGACGGTATGGTGCGCCGATGGTCATTCCGTCCGCACAGTACGAGGCGTACCAGCAGGCCGCCGCATGGCATTGCAAGGGCGGCGAAACCATCGCAGAACCGGTGGAGGTTAAGTGCCTGTTTTATATGCCCACCCGGCGCAAGGTGGACTTAACCAACCTGTTGGAGGCCATCGACGACATCCTGGTGTATGCCGGGACCCTGTCGGATGACAACAGCAGTATCATCGTGTCGCACGACGGGAGCCGGGTTCTGTACGACAAGGAAAACCCCCGGACGGAGGTGTATATCAGCCGGTATGAATGACTTTGACTACGATTGCATGCAGAAAAAGCGCACTGCGCGAGGCGCGTTTGCGCATATCAGCCGAAAGCGCGGCGGGTGTACGCTGCCAAGCGACAACCTGACCGCGAAACAAAGAGGGGAGAAAAATGGAGAAGTGAAAAGCTACAACATCACCCGGCCCATGCCGTGGCTGGAGTTCAAGGCAATGCCAGAGGACTTGAAACGCGAGTTCTTTCGCAACATGCAGAGCTTTGGCGGTACCGCAAAATGGCTGGCGGATGAAATGGGCACGTCAGACATGACCGTAAGAGCCGCCGCAAAAGCCGCCGGGACACCGTTTGCGCGCGGAGGTGGGAATTTGCTACTGTGGGGCCGGAAGGTTGCAGAGTGGGCGAACGCCGGACAGCAGACTGCCGCAGAGAAGACCGCTGAAGAACCTACGGCTCAGGAATCCGGGAAGAGATTGATCCTGGAGCATGCCCGCATGGAGTTCAGTTTCACCGATTTTTCGGATTTGGTGCAATTTCTGCGGGTAGCGGTACCGGAGAGCGGAAAAGTGACGGTGGAATGGTGAGACGATGGAAACATATCTGGAATTTCTGAAATCCAAGATCGTCTTGGCCAAGAAAAGCGGATTCGACGTTGACCCGGGAAAGATCAACCCGGCCCTGAAACCGCACCAGCGGGATTCTGTAATCTGGGCACTGCGAGGCGGACGGCGGGCGCTGTTCCAGTCGTTCGGCCTGGGTAAAACGGTGCAGGAAATCGAATTTTGCCACCAGGCGGTGGCACACGATGGAGGCAGGGCGCTTATCGTGCTCCCGCTGGGTGTGCGGCAGGAGTTTGCCCGTGACGCGGAAACCATCTTGGGCTACCCGGCCCCGGTATACATCACCAAGATGCAGGACTTGGCCGGAACAGATGCTGAGATCGTCATGACAAACTATGAGCGGGTGCGCGATGGAGACATCGACCCGACGCAGTTCACGGCCGTAGCGCTGGATGAAGCGTCCGTGCTGCGCAGCTTCGGGAGCAAGACATATCAAACCTTCCTGCCCAAGTTCCGGGGCGTGAAGTATAAACTGGTCTGCACGGCCACACCGTCGCCCAACCGGTACAAGGAGCTTATCCACTATGCTGGATATCTGGAGATCATGGACACGGGGCAGGCCCTGACACGTTTTTTCCAGCGCGACAGCACCAAGGCAAACAACCTTACCCTGTACCCGCACAAAGAAGATGAGTTCTGGCTCTGGGTATCCTCGTGGGCGCTGTTCGTGGGGAAGCCCTCCGATTTAGGATATGACGATACTGGATATGACCTACCCCCGCTTGACGTCCGGGTGCATATCGTTCCGGACGACTATGGCACAGAAACGGACCGGGATGGGCAGTACAAGCTGATGAACGACGCGGCAACCTCCCTGGCGGAGGCCGCGCGTGAGAAGCGTGACAGCATTCAGCGGCGCGTCGCCGTAGCCAAAGGAATCGTAGACAGCGACCCCGAAGCACATTTCGTCCTGTGGCATGATCTGGAAGCGGAGCGCCACGAAATCAAGAAAGCCCTGCCGGAAACCGTGGACATCTTCGGTAGTATGGACTACGACGAGCGAGAGCGCCGGGTAATTGATTTTTCGGAAGGGCGAACGCGACTGTTTGCGACGAAAAAGAGCCTGTCCGGCTCCGGGTGCAATTTCCAGAGGCACTGCCACCGGGCTATCTTCATTGGGATTGACTATGAGTTCAACGATTTCATTCAGGCAATCCACCGAATTTACAGGTTCCTGCAAACGGAACAGGTGATTATCGACATCATTTACACAGAAGCAGAGGACCCCATCTACCGGGTTTTGATGCAGAAATGGGCGCAGCACAACGAAATGCAATCCAGAATGCGGCAAATCGTAAAGAAATACGGGCTTTCCGGTGAGGCACAGACGGAGAAAATGAGCCGGAGCATAGGAGTTGAAAGAGTGGAAATCAAGGGAAAGAATTTCATCGCCGTGAATAACGACTGCGTAGAGGAAACGGCGAAGATGGCGGAAAACAGCGTGGACCTTATTGTGACCAGTATCCCGTTTTCCAACCACTATGAGTACACGCCCAGCTACAACGACTTCGGACACAACGAGGACACCAAGCGGTTTTTTGAGCAGATGGGCTATCTGACCCCCAACCTGCTGCGGGTGTTGAAGCCCGGGCGCGTGTTCTGCTGCCACGTCAAGGACCGGGTGCTGTTCGGCAACGCCACCGGGATGGGAATGCCAACCATGGAACCGTTCCACGCGATGTGCATCCGGCACTATATGCAACACGGCTTTGCCTATTTCGGCATGATCACCGTGGTAACGGACGTGGTGAGGGAAAACAACCAGACATACCGGCTGGGCTGGACGGAACAGTGCAAGGACGGCTCAAAGATGGGGGTGGGCTGCCCGGAATACATTCTTCTGTTCCGCAAGCTGCCTACGGACCGCAGCAAGGCTTACGCAGATGAAAAGGTGGTAAAGAGCAAGGACGAATACACCCGGGCACAGTGGCAGATCGACGCGCATGGTTTTTGGCGTTCCTCTGGCGACAGGCTCGTTACCAAAGGCGAGATCATGGCCATGGATACCGGCAAAATCCAGGCGGCATACCGCAAATACAGCCGTGGCACGGTGTACGACTATGCAGAGCACGTAAAACTGGCCAAGGACCTGGACGCAGAGGACAAGCTCCCGGCCACGTTTATGGTGGTAGCCCCCGGAAGCTGGACAGACCAAGTATGGGACGATATCAACCGGATGCGCACCCTTAACACCACGCAGAGCCAGCGCCGCCAGCAAATGCACGTTTGCCCGCTCCAGTTGGATATTGTAGACCGGCTTATCAATCGCTACAGCAATCCCGGGGAATTAGTGCTGGACCCCTTCGGCGGACTTGGCACTGTCGCCCTGGAGGCGATGAAGGCCGGGCGGCGCGGGTATACCATCGAGCTGAACAACGGATATTTCCGCGATGCTGTGGGCTATCTCAAGGAGTACGAGCAGGAGGACATGAACATCTCGCTTTTTGACCTGATGGAGGAAACAAAATGATCTACGCCCAAGAATCCCTCGTTGACGAGATCATCGTGGACAACTTCGCGGGCGGTGGCGGCGCGTCAACCGGGATTGAGCTTGCCACGGGCAGGCGGGTGGCAATCGCCATCAATCACGACCCGGACGCCATCCGGATGCACCGCACAAACCACCCATACACCGAGCACTTGCAGGCGTCCGTATGGGATGTGGACCCGGTAGCCGAGTGCCGGGGCCGACCGGTGGGGCTGGCGTGGTTCTCGCCGGATTGCAAACACTTCTCCAAGGCCAAGGGTGCGGCCTTGGTGGACCGGAAGATTCGTGGGCTCGCTTGGATTACGCTGCGCTGGGCGGCAAAAGTACGGCCCCGGGTCATCATCTTGGAAAACGTGGAGGAGTTTCAGACCTGGGGGCCTGTGCGTAGAGGTAAGCCGGTGAAGAAGCTGGCAGGAACGACTTTCCGGAAGTTTATCAGCCAACTGGAGGCGCTGGGCTACACCGTGGAGTTCCGGGAATTGGTGGCGGCGGACTTCGGAGCGCCCACCTCTCGCAAACGCTTTTACCTGATTGCCCGTTGTGACGGGAAGCCTATTGTATGGCCGAAGCCTACCCACAGCAAGACCGGCGCGAACGGGCTGCCCAAGTGGCGCAGCGCGGCGGAGATCATCGACTGGAGTCTGCCCTGCCCATCGGTATTTGCATCCAAGGCAGAGATCATGGAAAGATATGGCCTGAAGGCGGTGCGGCCGCTGGCGAAAAATACCATGCGGCGGATTATTCGGGGCGTGGACAAGTTCACTATCCGGAGCGGCAAGCCGTTTATCGTACAGCAGAAATTCCAGAACGCTGCGCAGAACATCGAAAGGCCATTGACGACTGTTACGGCGGTAGGAGCGCATGAATTGTGCAGGCCGCTTCTGGCACCCGCGCTGATCCAATATCACACGGAACAGACGGAACACGTTCGGGCATCCGGGCTGGGGACGCCTATCAACACGGTGGACGGCTCCAACCGATACGGCCTGACCTGCGCAAATCTGGTGGAGTATTACACAGGCGGCAGACCGCTGGACATACAAGACCCGATGCACACCGTTACCAGCCACGACCGTGAGGCGGTGGTGGCAGCCCATGTGGTGAAGTTCAAGGGCGACAACCTGGGGCACGGCATGAAAGAGCCGATGCAGACTGTGACCACCAGCGCCGGGGAGTTTGCGCTGTGCAAGGCCCATCTGGCGAAGATGCGCAGCGGCGACGATCTGGGTCACTGGCGCGAGATACGCGCCCTGCTGAACGAGTATTGCGGCTACACGCTGGCGGAGGACGAGGTGCTTCTGCTGGAGATCAGCGGCGCACTGTACTACATCGCGGATATCGGACTACGGATGCTGTCGCCCCGTGAGCTGTACAACGCCATGGGCTTCCCGCCGGATTACATCATTGACCGTGACTATTTGGGCAACGAGTACAAAAAGAGTGCACAGGTAGCCCGCTGCGGGAATGCCGTGTGCCCGCCCATGGCGACGGCTCTGGTGAGGGCAAACCTCCCGGAGTGGTGCGGGGCGGAGATCACGACCATGGCGCAGCTGATGGACTGTGTGGTGGTGTGAAGGGAGACCCTGTGAAGCCATCACATAAAGAGATTGCCGCAACCCTGCGCGAATATGCAGAATGGGCTGATGCAAATATCTACGAGGTACCTATTATGCTGCCGGATGATTTGAGAGCGGCGGCTGATATGCTGGAGAAAGGAGAATGATATGGACGCTGTAAGGTTTGTGATAGAGCGACGTCGGATGTTTGCCGTGACGGGCGAAAACCCTAAGCACAGCATGTTTAACATGGGCACTCCGGCAGAAGAAGTGGTCCGAGAAGTGGAAGGATGGGCAACTGCGCACCCTCGCAAGACGCGGCAGAGCGTGTTATTAGCGCAGTGGCCTAACTGCATGATGGGCGATTATGGCGTTGTTGGGATGTGCCCAAGAAATGTTGACAAAAATTATATCTGCGATTTGAATCGTTCTGCTGGATGCCCCGGCTGCCGCCGCGAGTTTTGGATGCAGGAGGTGGAGTGATGGAAAATATTTTGCAAGACTTCGCCAGCGGGCTGTGGATCGTGTTGGGCGTGTACTGTTTCTTCGGACTGAGGAAGTGGAACAAGCGGTTCAGCGAGCTGTATGAAGAACTGAAACGGGAGGTGGAGTGAATGAACGATATCACACGCCAGCCCTGGGCCGAATGGCTGGAAAACTCCCTGAGAACGGTAGTGGACATTGAGCCGGTATGCCTGTGTATTGCAGCAACAAATCCGGATGGGACCGTTTTTACCGGATATTACAACGCCGATGCAACGGATAAGGCCGTGTTTGCGCACAACATCCAGAGCGATGTGGAGGCGATGGAATGAAACTGACTATTATCTTCAAGGAAGAGTTTGAGGAACAAATGAAAAAACAATTCGGGCATTTCACGAATCCGCGGCAGGTATACGGTGTGAAGTCCGTACACATGGAAGGTGGGTATCTATTCTCCACAATTTCGGACACGGTTCGCTGGCGTATGGATGATATTTCCGGATTTTACTGTGAGGAGGGCTGACAATGGCTGAATACATACGAAAGTGCGCTGCGTGGGCAGCAGCATCAACCCATCGACTGAAAGGAGATATTAAACTATGCAGATAGAAGCAGCCGTTGAAATTCAGAAGGCTTACAGCAAGCTCACGTCTGGGCAGGTTCCCTTCACCAAGAAGAATATGTGTGCGATTTTGGTGCCACTTAGAGACAAGTACGGCCTGACGGACAGGCAGGTGCTGGCAGTTGCTCGCAACGAATTGTCCTTGGAAGAGATCATGCTGCTCAGCCAGACTCAGGAGGAGACTAACCCCCGCCGTATCCCCCGCACACAGGCCGACGTAGACAAAGCATACAGCAACGGAATTTTGGAGGGCCTGAACCGTGGCATAGATTTGATGCTGTATGTGGTGATCGATAAGCACGACGCGCCGATGGACGACGTGCAGCAGCTTGCCGGTGAGCTAAACCACGCCGCTCAGTGCGTGGCGGAAGGGTACGTTACCTGGGCAGATATCCGGCAGATGCTCAAAGAGTACGGCGTTGAGACGGCGCTGGAATAGGAGGCACAATGAGCAACAAATACTCGCTCCCCTACGATATCCGAATGGAGTGCATCGCCTACGTCAGGGGCTATCCCCGCCGGGTCCGCGCGTACAATGCGGCCCGGGAAGAAGTGTTGGAGTCGTCGGCCTATGCCATGTCTGGTATGCCCCATAGCCCCGGCACCAGTAGGATAGCCGAACGCAAGGCGGAACGGCTGGCAACCATAGAGAACTGGCCGGAGACAAAGAAGATGCGGGCCGTGGAATACGCCATGGACAACGTAGGCAGGGATATCGCCAACGAGAACGTGCGGCGCAAGCTGGTATGGGTGATCATGCGGAATTGCGAGAACCGGGACAGATACCCGCTTAGAATCATGGACGGATGCGGATTCAGCGAGAGAACCATGAAGCGCCGCAAAGCTGCATTTTTGTGGCACGTAGCGGATTATTTGGGCCTGGTTTCCTAAAAGTTGGCCCATTAGGCACATAAAAACGTGCTAAAATAGTATCATCGGAGAGTGGAACCTGTCAGCCCACAACCCGAAATTTCATTTTTATCCTCTTTTTTCTTTCCACCATAGGTTAAGGCACAGCTGGTAATTGGTGCTTCCGCGCAAGCGGCCTCGCAAGAGCGTTGCCGGCATGCAGACACTCACGGGATATCTCGCGGGTGTCTGCTTTTATGCGGGTGTAGCCAAAAGGTAAGGCACGGGACTTTGACTCCCGTATGTGCTGGTTCGAGTCCAGCCGCCCGTTCCAAAAGATAGTAGGAGTGCCCAATTGGGCGGGTGAACTTGTGTCATACACAGCGCAGAGGTGGGAGCGCGGCACAATAAGCGGGAGAATCCATGAAAATCATTAAGCACGGGAACCAAGATAAATTTGCCCGGGCAGATGCGTATGTCAGGTGCCCGGAGTGTGACGAACTTTTCGAAATCACCCCAAATATGTTAAAACGGGAAGAAGGTGACATAGATGGCAAGTAAAATCACGCAAGCTATGAGAGAGCAAGTCCTTGCCGACTATGACGCATGTAAGCATATAGCGACTGTAGCAAAGCAGAACGGGCTTTCTGAGCCGACTATCCGCAAGATCATCGTGCAAGAACGCGGAGAGAATGCCATCTCACACACCAGGGGCGCGGCATCAGCGTCTGTTACGGCCAGGTGTACTGCAACAAATGAAGAAATCTCGCAAATTGTTAGGGAGTCATTCCAATACTTCAAAAGGTCATGCGTAAAAACCGATGAAGAATGCGCCGATAAGCTCAACGACTATTTCCAACAGTGCGTAGAAGATGGTCAGATTCCCACGGTGGAGGATATGTGCCTCGCTCTCGGTGCCGTAACTCAAACGGTTTTGGACTGGCAAAAGGGATCGTTGGGCCCCGTGAGGGCTGGCATGATAAAAAAAGCCAAACAAATTCTGGCCGGAATCGACGCAAAACTGGTCTCACAGGGGAAAATTCCGCAGATTACGTACATTTTCCGTGCGAAGAACTTTTTCGGCATGACCGACAAACAAGAGGTCGTTCTCACGCCCAACAATCCCCTTGGGACAGAAACGCCGCCCGAAGAACTCCAGAAGAAGTACATCGAGGCGGCGTCTTGCGACTATGAAACCTGATTTTCTTAGCGACTATTCAGCAACTTTCAGAGTAAGGGCAACGATTTTCCCGGGTTTATACACGGTTTAGCGACTATCAGCGACTTTCGCGCAAAATTGGGCGACTTTTGCAGCGACTTTTGACATTAGTCGGTCTACATGGTATAATCGAGCAAGAGCGGTTTTATGTATTAGCCGAGGGGCTACGGTAGAAAGGAAAAAATGACTGGATATTATCCCCACCTGTTGGAATGTACAATGTGCGACGATACACAACGAGTGTATACGCTGGGTCGTGGTGTCGATATTGACAGCTTATCCGGGGAGGAAAAACAACTCCTTGAGGACAGTAAGGCTTACCTGCGCGACAAAGAGATTGCAGGGTTAATGCGCACCAAGGCAAGCGCACTCCGCGACTTTGAACGATTAAGAGATTTGCCGGGCATGCCTGCCGACGCAATAGCAATCCTCAAAGAGTGGACTACCCGACCGGGCGATGAGGGCGACGGCTGGGGAGAGTGAGAGCGTGTTGCATTGGCGGTGGTATCCCAATACCGCCAAACAACAAAAGCCCACAAGACGCCAAAAAAGCGCCGTTGCGGACAAGACAAAAAAGAGCCGCCCCGGAATAGCACCGGGGCGGCCTGTTACCTTAGCAGCACACATCCGCTACCTCGCGACCCAGCGCGATGAGGTCCCACAACTCCAGGCCGAGGACCCCCCAGATGGAGTCGCCAATGTCCTCCACGACCTCCTCGGGGTAGATGGACGCATCGTCCATATCCCCTATGTTGACATACCAGCGCATGCCAACGTCGATAGCATCGACGTCCACATAGATGCGAGTGCCGAAGTTGCCGCAGCTCTTGTCGTCAACTTCGACGCAAACAATGCCGTGGTCCGTCTCCAGCAAATAGCCGCTATACGGCTGAGCGTAACCGCCGCCGTCGTTGGATGTCGCGGCATTGGCATGGGGGTTGGTTTCCCACGCCCATGCGGAGATGATGTTGTACAATGGTGTTTTTCTGGTTTCGGTGATGATTTTCATTTCCTTTTCCTCCTGTGGCATATCGGTTGATGGGTCACTTAGATTTGCGGACCACGTCGGCCAGGACGGCCAACGGAAACCAGATGATCAGCAGCACGAAAGACAGCAATCCGGCACCTCCTTAACATATCGATTGTACCGCATCCGCCGGAGCGGGTCAAGCAAAAGTAAAGCGGCGCGCCGTGGTCTGCTTGGTGTACTTGGCGTACAGCTCCGGCTGATCGGCCTTAAGGGCCTTAGAGTCCAGCCGGGACGATGTGACAGCCTTGTAGGTGATCTTGTAATCCAGGCCCGCCAGGGTGTCAACCCCGGCGGCGTCCATGTGCTGCTTGATGGCATCTTGCAAGCCGTCAATCTCTGCGGACAGCTCGTCGGCCATGCGGCGCAGCTCTCTAAGCTCTTGCACCTTGGCGGCAATCTCGTTAGCGCTCATGCCTGCACCCCCCTTAAAACAAGATAAACAGATTGGAGCAACGCCCGATAATGGCGTACCACGTGCCGGTTTCGGTGTCCTCGACGAGGCCGCCGTTGATACCGTAAACGCCCGTAGAATAGCCCACCTTTTCAAACCTGCGCAACGTGTAAATATATTCGCTCGGCTTATTGGTGTAATCTTCGGCCACTCCGAGCCGCACAAGCTCCCGCAGCTCTTTTTGCTTGTATTTCTCCATATTATACCTCCCGGCCTTACTGGCCTATCTCTTGACCAGGTAGCCCGGGCGTGGTACACTGTACGCGCTGGGCCGCTGGTCTGGTGTGGGGAGCGTATCCGCATTGCTTGACCGGCGGCGGGTGCGCTCCTCTGCTGTACGAATACCATTATACCAGATTATATGTAATTGTCAATAGCAAAATCATGATTTTGCGTAATTTGCGGAGACGGGGCCACGCGCGACATGACCGGGGCGGGGGATATCAAGGGAGGGAGCGGGGCCGGGTAAGCCCCAAAATGCCCGCAAAAAATAAAAGAGAAAAACAAAATGGCGGCTTGACATTTACGTTTACTGTGTGATACAATAACCGTAGAAGCCAATCCAATTTTGGATTGAACCCAAAGGAGGAGAGCCGTATGAAAAACGTGGTTGCATATATCCGCGTGAGCACAGACGGGCAAACCGGAGAAGATAAGTTTGGGCTGGACGTGCAGCGTGAACAGATAGAGGAATACTGCCGCAAGAACGACATGAACATCGTGCGTTGGTTTTCTGACGAGGGAGAGAGCGGCGCAAAGTACCGCCCTGGGTTCGACGAGATCGTTTACGGAGAAGTGAACAACCCCCCTTACGAAGCTGTCGTAGTTGCGAAATCTGACCGAGTGGCCAGAGACATCAACATATACTTTTACTACCAGGGCGCACTGCTGCGCAAAGGCATTGAGCTAATCAGCATCTGCGAGGACTTCGGGCAATTCGGTGTATTTGCCGGGATGCTCAAGGCGTTCACCCTGACGTGCGCCGAAATGGAGAGAGACAACATCAACAAGCGCACGAGCGCTGGCAGAGCAGTTAAAGCCTCCCGTGGCGGATATTCTGGCGGTCGAGCACCTATGGGGTATGAAGTTCGAGGTGGCGCGCTCTGCATCAACGAGAAAGAAGCGGCTGTTGTCCGGCGGGTATTTGAGCTTCGGGACGGCGGCATGACTCTTAATGGAATCGTGGACAGTCTCAACAAGGACGGGTATACCACCCGGAACGGGAAGCCGTTCGTTATCAGCACGGTGCAAAGCATCGTGAACAACCGGAAAACCTACGAGGGATTTTACCGGTACGGTAAAAACAAGGAATGGGTCAAGGGCCAACACGAGCCGATTCTGGCAACAGGCGCGAGATGAAGTAATTCCCCCGGCTACCCGGGAGAAAATAAATGTGGAGGAAAAGGAAAATGGAGGAGGAGAAAAAGCGAAAAAAACTAAGGGGCTGGCAAATCGTACTCATCGTAATGGGCGCGTTGATGGAGTTTCTGGCTCTGCTTGCGTCTATAGAAAACAAGGACCCCGAGATGTTTCTGGCATGGACATTCATGTTGGGCTTCCTGGGCGGAATCGCGTGGACAATTGTAAACGCGGTCAAGCGGCGTAAAGTCGCAAAGCCCTTGATTGTCACCGCAGTTTGTTTCTGTGCGTTTATTGCGGCGGCGCTAATCTTTTCTAGTGGGGAGACGCCACCGGAACAGCCGGACAAGCCCGCCGTCGAGGAGCCAACCAAGGGGGACGAGCCGAAGCAGTCGGGCGAAGAAAAGCCCTGTGAACACAAGTGGGTGCTGGTGGACAGTGTGGCCGCCACGGAGGAATCCGAAGGGTACGAGGAATACAAGTGCGAGTCGTGCGGAGAAAAGGACATTAAGAAGACCCCGAAGCTCGAACATGTAGTTACGTTCGAGGAAGTCTACCGCGCGTATAAGGAAAACGAGCTTGCGGCAGACGAAAAGTATAAGGGCAATCGTTACAAAGTTACAGGGCAGATAGCTGGCCTTTCGAGCAGCGGCTTGCTTAACCTGACGGGAGGCGCGACGCTGACTATGCAGACAAACGTTGGCGGAACGATCGTGATTTATATAGCCGAATTTGAAAAAGACCAAGAAGATGCGCTCAAGCAAATCAAGGTTGGAGACACGATAACGCTCGAGGGAACGTGTGGAAGCTCGGGGTATTGGTACGATTGTGAACTTGTAGGATAACCAAGTAAATAAAAGAGACGAGTTCTTTCGGGAACCCGTCTCTTTTTATGCAAAAATGGAGGCCGCATGGACTACGCAAAACTATCAGAACGCATAAAACAGCATATTGCGCGGAATCCGTCCGACCACGTGCCGTACATGGACCTTCTGTCCGTATGCCGACAACTGGAACCGGATGATTTCACCCTGGCCCATGAGCTGAGCAAGGATTTGCGAAAACTGAGTTCTGCGGCCCTGCACAAGTGCAGCGCAAATGCGGCGGATTCTTTGTTTGACGTGTACAAAAAGGCCATGTGCTTTGACGCACCGCACGATTTCGACACGTTTCTGCTGTACATCGAGATGAACCGCAAACCGGAGAAGAAGTTTTACGCACCCAGGCGACATTACCTGCGGCCTATAGTGGCGGCGTATCAGGAGGTTTTGGACGGAAAGCTGCGGCTGTTGACGCTGTCGATGCCCAAACGCGCCGGGAAATCCCAGCTGGGCATCAATTTCGTCAATTTTCTGTCTGGGCGGGAACCGGACAAGTCGTCCCTAATGGAAGGGACGGGGGACGACCTGGTGAAAAGCTTTTATTCCGGGTGCCTGGAGTATCTGCAAACGCCAAATGAATATTTATTCTATGATGTTTTCCCCAATTCCCCGTTGGTGCAGACCAATGCGGACACAAAGATACTGAATCTGCGGTCAAAGTCCCGTTTCCCCACAGTCATGTGTCGATCTATTGACGCAAGACAAGTGGGCTTGTCGGAGGCTACGAACGTCCTATATCTGGATGACTGCGTAGAGGGACGCGAGGAAGCAAAAAACCGCCAGAGACTGGACGATAAGTGGGAGGTCATATCCGGTGATATTTTGGGCCGAGCCATTGAGGGAACACCCATTGTCGCCACGGGGACCCGATATTCCCTGTATGACCCAATCGGCCACCTCCAAGAGGAAGCGCAAAAAGGCGGCTGGGCGTGGAAAGCCATTGAAATACCGGCACTTGACCCCGTTACGGACGAAAGTAACTACGAATACGAACGGGACGGGAAAAAGGTGTTTACCACAGCGTATTTCCGCGAACAGAGGGAGCTTTTGAGCGCGGAACAATTTGAGAGTGAATTTCAGCAGCAGCCCTTTGAAGCGAAGGGGCTGCTTTTTAACAAGGACGAGCTGAATTATTTCTTTGAACTCCCCACAGGCCGTGATCCGGACGCCGTTATTGCCGTGTGCGACACCGCAGAAAGCGGAAGCGACAGCACCGCCCTTCCCGTTGCGGCGCTGTACGGGGATGAAGTGTATATCGTGGACGTGGTGTTTGATGATTCTCCGCCGGAAGTCACAAAGCCGGAATGCGCCAGGTGCCTGATCAACAACCGCGTTGCGGACGCGCTGTTTGAAAGCAACAACGCGGGCATGTATTACGCCAGAGACGTTGCGGAAATCGTCCGGCAGCGTGGATATAGCGTTGGAATACGTACAAAAAGGACCATTTTCAACAAACAGACGCGAATTGAATTTGCGTCCGACAACATCAAGAAACACTTCTGGTTCAAGCATCCGTCCACCTATAAACGGGGCAGCCAGTACTTCAATTTCATGAAGGAAGTCACCACTTATACCCGGAGCGGCAAAGTGCCGCACGATGACGCACCGGATGCTTTATCCCTGCTGGAGAACGAAATCCGGATGCGAGTGGGCGGCAAAGTGGAAGTGTTCAAGCGGCCATTTTAAGGGGGTGTGCCAATGAATCTTTTTGGTCGGAAGGTTATCTACACGGACGTTGAGCACGTCACCCGGGGAAACGTGGTGGATGTTTTGCAAAAGGCTATGACCATCCACCGGGTGAACCGGGCGGACATTGAGTATCTTTACAGGTATTACAAGGGAGACCAGCCCATTTTGGGCAGGGTAAAGGACGTCAGGCCAGAAATCAACAACAAGATCGTTGTGAACCGGGCGAACGAGATTGTTTCGTTCAAGGTCGGTTATCTTCTGGGTGAGCCTGTGCAGTACGTCAGCAGGGGGGACGATGAATCTGTCGCTGAGGGCGTGTCCAAGCTCAACGATTATGCGCTTTCGGAAGACAAGGCCGCCAAGGACAAGGAGCTGGCGGACTGGTTCCATATTTGCGGCACATCTTACCGCATGATTCTGCCAGACAGAATGGCGGACGTGGAGGAAGATGAATCGCCGTTTGAGATTTTTACACTGGATCCGCGCAACACCTTTGTGGTGTACTCCAGCGGCTTAGGCCACCGGCCCATTTTGGGCGTGACCTATGTGCAGAAAGAGGACAACACCGTTGTTTTCTGCTGCTATTCCGAGGATACGTATTTCGAGGTAACGGAAACCTGGGATGTGAAAGCGGAGCCACAGATATTGGGCATCCCAATTATCGAATACCCCTCCAACGAAGCCCGGTTGGGCGCTTTTGAGATTGTGCTCCCCCTTCTGGACGCTATCAACAACGTTCAATCCAACCGCATGGACGGCGTAGAACAGTTTGTCCAGGCGCTGATGCTGTTCCACAACGTGGACATTTCGTCCGAAGATTACAAGAATCTGAGGGCAGAAGGCGCTATCAAGTTCAAGGACATTGACACGCAGTTCAAGGCTGACGTTGGGTACCTGACGGCGGAGCTGAACCAGACGCAGACCCAGACTTTGACGGATGACATGTACGACACCGTTCTGACGATTTGCGGAATGCCGAACCGGAATGGAGGCTCCTCAACCAGTGACACCGGGTCTGCGGTCATTATGCGCGACGGATGGTCGTCGGCAGAGGCGCGGGCAAAGGACTCCGAACAGATGTTTAAACGGTCCGAAAAGCAATTTCTGAAAATCGCTATCAAAATCTGCAATAATCTGCGGGCACTTTCGCTGAAAATGTCCGCCCTGGAAATTCGGTTTACGCGCCGAAACTACGAAAATATCAGCGAAAAGGCCAGTGTTTTGGTAGCCATGCTGAACAACGGGAAAATTGCTCCCCAACTGGCATTTACGCACTGCGGCATGTTCTCCGATCCTCAGCTTGCGTACAAAATTAGCGCGGAATATGCCGAAAAGCAAGAAGAAAAGCAAGAAGAAAAGCAAGAAGAAAAGAAACTATCGACAGGGAAGTCGTTAAAACGCAACGGGGAGACAACCTCGGAAAAAACGGAAAACGGTGCGGAGGGAACCGCCGAAAAAACGCAGGAGGTATCAACATGAAAATCGACACCAGCAGAATCGAAGGTTACGCAGATATGTCCACCGAGGACAAGCTCAAGGCCCTGGAGGGCTTTGAGTATGAGGACAACGCCGCAGAGCTTTCTCGGCAGAAGAACGCTATTTCCAAGGCAAACTCCGACGCCGCCCAGTGGAAAAAGAAGTACAACGACATGCTTTCCGAGGACGAGCGCAAGAAGCAGGAGCAAGCCGATAGCATTGCCGCAATGCAGAAGGAGCTTGACGAGCTGAGAACGGCAAAGACCGTTTCTGAGTACAAGGCCAAGTTCGTGGCGCAGGGCTATGCAGAGGACCTGGCAAGTGACACGGCCAAAGCTTTGGCGGCTGGTGATTCTGCAAAGGTTTTTGCGAACCAGCAGAAGTTCTTGGACGAGTATGCCAAGAAGGTAAAGTCCGACATCCTCAAGGGCACTCCCGCACCGCACGGCGGTGCCGGTCCCGTTGGAGTTGATTACGACAAGAAGATCGAGGAGGCGCGTGCAAGCAAGAACTATGCGGAAATCGCTTATTACACGCGCCTGAAGGCACAGGAAGAATCCGCAAATAACAAATAAAAGGAGTTAAGACATGGCAGATACTTTTGCTACCAGCTTTGCAACGCTGAACTATTCCGGCATGCTCTTTAACAAGGGCAATACCAAGACCCCCCTGAGTTCCATTATCGGTTCCCGGGCTAAGGTGACAAACCACGTAGAGTTTGTTACCGGCCAGGAGTACACCACCGGCGGCGGAGAACAGCCCGCCATCTCCGAGTCTGCGTCTTTGACCGCTCCCGATGCTTCTATTGTGACCCGGGAGCAGCAAACAAACGTTACCCAGATTTTCCATGAGGCTGTCGGCATCTCCTATGCCAAACAGTCCAATATGGGCACCCTGTCTGGCCTGAACGTGGCTGGTCAACAGGCAAACCCCATTAACGAACTGGACTTCCAAGTGGCCGCCAAGATGCAGAAGATCAACCGCGACATTGAATACACGTTCATCAACGGCGTGTACAACAAGGCCACCGATGACACCAAAATCAACAAGACCCGTGGGCTTGTCACCGCAGTCACCACCAACGTCACGGCTATGGCCAGCAAGCCTCTGGGCCTGTGGGAAATTGCCGACATGGTGAAGAAGGTCTATGGCCAGAACGCTCCCACGGATGGCCTTTGCCTGTGGTGTGACGCTGTGACCATGTTCCAGGTCAACGCCGACGCTGTTCAGAATGGACTGACCGTGGTTCCCGCTTCGCGCGAAATCAACGGTATTTCTCTCTCCAGCGTGGTTACTCCTTTGGGCGTGGTGTACCTGTACCTCGGCGAGTGCCTGCCCGCCGGCACCGCTCTGCTGCTGAACCTGGATGTTATTTCCCCCGTGTTCCAGCCTGTGCCCGGCAAGGGCAACTTCTTCCTGGAACAACTGGCCAAAACCGGCGCGGGCGAGAAGTATCAGCTGTTCGGTCAGATCGGCCTTGACCATGGCCCTGAGTGGTATCACGGCAAGTTTACCGGCATCGCCGCCACCTTCACCAAGCCTACCTACAGCCGCAGCGTGTTCATCGCCAACGACGCCAGCAATCCCGTTAACACCAAAGCTGTCACCGGCTGATCTGGAGGTATGAGATGCGCGACGAAGAAAAACTGGCCATGCTGGGAGACATGACCGGAGAGACAAGCGAATCGATTCTCTCTGCGTATCTGAATATTGCGGCCAGCAAGATTCTCCGCAGAGCGTTTCCGTTCGGGACAGATGCTACTGCTGTCCCCGCATGCTACGAGATCAACCAAATTGAGATCGCCGCATATCTCATCAACAAGCGCGGAGCAGAGGGGGAAACAGCGCATAGCGAAAATGGCGTTTCCAGGTCTTATGAGGGCGGCGACGTGCCGCCTTCTCTTATGCGGGAAATCGTGCCGTTTGCGGCCACCATGTGAGGTGCAAGGATGAAAATCATGAGCCGAAACAAAAGGCCGTTCTGGTATCTTTTGTACCAAGGGACAGAACTGGGGAAGGACGCTAATGGCTACGAAACCGGCGAAAAAAGCGTAAAATATGCGGGCCCGGTGAAAATGGAAGCCAATATCTCCCCGGCTGCTGGGTATGCTCAGATTCAGCAGTTTGGGCAGTTCATCTCCTATGACAAGGTGATTATCACAGATGATATGACCTGCCCCATCGACGAAAACGCAGTACTTTTTATCGACAAAAAACCAGAATATAAAGACGGAAGGCCGCTTTATGACTACGTTGTAAAGCAAATTGCCAAGTCTCTGAATTTGGTTTCCATCGCCGTCAGCAAGGTGAATGTGTCGTGAAAAGGACTGTAAAGACGGCGCTGTCCGCTGCGGGCATTCAACGGATGATTGACGTAGTCGAGGATTACCGGACGTGGCTGGAGGACCGGGCAAATGCGCTTCTCCGAGAGCTCTCTTCCATGGGGTATGATATCGCATCCGCAAAATTTGAGTCTGCCGTATACGACGGGACAAACGACGCGAATGTAAAAATCGAAGAACGGGACGGACGCACGGCGGCGGTAGTAGCTGTCGGTGCGTCCGTCCTGTTTATTGAATTCGGCACTGGCGTTATGTACCCGGACAACCACCCGGAAGCCGCGCGAAACGGCATGGTTCGCGGCGCTTACGGAAAGGGTCACGGCAAGCAAAGGACGTGGGGCTACTACGGGGACCCCGGAACGAACGGAGTTGAGAAAACGAACCCAAAAACCGGCAATACGGTGGTTCTTACTCACGGCAACCCGGCCAATATGTCTATGTACGACACGTTAAAGGAGCTTTCAGACAGGCTCCCAGCCTTGGTTAAGGAGGTGTTCCGATGATCGACATTGAAAGCAAGGTGTATACGCCAATCGCGGAACAGCTCCGCGAGAAATACCCAGGCATTGACGTGGCCGGGGAGTATATCAATGCGCCCCCTAAATTCCCACATGCCAGCATTGTGGAGCAGGACAATTACACCGACGCAACCCGACTAGATTCATCCGAAAGCGAGAGATATTCCGTACTGATGTACGAGGTAAACGTCTACTCCAACAAAACTGGCGGGAAAAAGAGTGAATGCCGTTCCATCATGGCAGACATCGACAGGATGATGTATGCGCGTAACTTTACAAGGATTTCCATGTCCCCGGTCCCGAACATGGAAAACGCCTCTATCTACCGTCTTGTTGCCAGATACAGGGCGGAAACAGACGGGGACACTATTTTCAGACGATAACAGAAAGGAATGATGACCTATCGCTATCTCTACCTACAAGGTTTTCCTGATGCACAAAGATACCAGCGCCGCTTCGTGGTCGAAGCTGATCGACATCAAAGAGTTCCCCGATCTGGGTGGCGACCCCGACATGCTGGAAACCACCACGCTTTCCGACAAGATGCAGACCTTCATCGCAGGCATCCAGTCCATGGACGGCCTGTCCTTCACCGCCAACTACACCTTGACCGATTATAAGGAGCTCAAGGCGCTGGAGGGCAAGCAGGCGGATTACGCCGTATGGTTCGGCGGAACCGAAAGCGCGGGAACGCTGACTCCTTCCGGTTCGGACGGCAAGTTCAGCTTTAAGGGCGAGTTGTCCGTGTACCCCACTGGAGGAGGTGTCAACGAAGTTGTGGGCATGGCTATCACCATCGCTCCCTCGACCGTAATCAACCTGGAGAACGAATAAGGAGGAAACAGAACATGGCAAAGACGCTTACTGTTAAGGACCCCGTGACTGGCATTGCGTACACCCTGGAATATACTCGCAAGGCCGTGGAGATGATGGAGAGAGAAGGGTTTGTTGTGACCGAAGTCGATAACAAGCCTATGACCAGTCTTCCCGCGCTGTTTGCTGGAGCTTTTAAGGCTCATCATCGGTTTGTTAAGCGCGATGTGATCGACAGGATTTACGCGGGTATGTCCAATAAGGAGGAACTGATCGGCAAACTGGTTGATATGTACAACGACCCCATCATCGCCCTGCTGGACGAGCCTGCGGAAAGCGAGGAAAACCCTACCTGGACGGCGAACTGGTAAACGAGTCGCCGTCGAATAAAGCGGGGGAGCCAATCCCCCGCTATTCCGATAAATTCTATGAGCTGTTTCCATATTATCTGGCCATTGGTATGACCTATAACCAGTACTGGGACGAGGACTGCGAACTGGTCAAATATTACAGGGAAGCAGCGAAGATTAAACGCGATTTGACAAATCAAACCGCATGGCTGCACGGTGCATACATTTATGAAGCCGTGGCGGACTTAGCACCCATTCTCCGCATGGGCGGCAAGAAAGGTACCAGGCCAAAGCCGTACCGTGATTCCCCATACGACCTGTATGCACAGAGCGAAAAGCCCAAAAAACAGGAGCAAGGCGACAAGAAGGCGCGGTCCGTCATGGAGATGTTTATGATCGCGAACAACAAACGATTCGAACAGGGAGGTGGTAAGAATGGCGGATAATGTGGAAATTCAGGGTATTGAGTTTCAAATTAAGGAAAACAGCGACAGCGCCGTAGCGTCCCTGGAAAAACTGCAAAATACCCTGGTTCGTCTGAAAACGGCCACATCCGGGGGCGTGTCGGCTCTGCGCACTACTGCCAGGCAGTTGGACTCCCTGAACAAGGCCCTGGAGAACACCAGCGCAGATAAACTCCAGCGGCTCCGGTCCTTGACCAGCGGGCTGAAAAGCCTGAGTGAGGTCAGCTCCGTCAGAATCTCTAGTTCCGTGCCGAACCAGATCGCCGCACTATCTACGGCGCTGAGCCAAATCAAGACAATGGACGGCGATAAGCTGATTGCCCTTGCAGACGGTATGCGCCCGCTTTCCGAACTGGGACGATCCCATCTCACATCGTTTATTAGCCAACTCAGCAAACTCCCGGAGGTTATGCATGAGCTTGATGCGGCGGACTTGGATAAGTTTAACCGCCAAATGAAAGAGCTTGCGGCGGCGATTCGTCCGTTGTCTGACGAGATGCAGCGGCTCGGAACGGGATTTGCTGCGCTACCCGCCAGACTACAGCGGGCCATTACGATGGTAAACCAGTACAACACCGCCGTGCAGCGCGGGACGCGCAGAACGAGCATGTTCGGCAGAGCTACGGGCATGATTCGGTTCGGAATTTTGTATGCTGGGCTGCGGCGCGTGGTGGGACTTATCGGAACGGCTATCACGGAATCCAACAAGTACCAAGAGGACCTGAACCTGTTCAGCGTCGCGCTGGGTAAATACGCAAAGGAAGCGCAGAACTACGCAGAAAAAGTATCTTCTGTGATGGGCATCGACCCGGCGCAGTGGATGCGGAACCAGGGTGTGTTCCAAACACTTTTGACCGGATTCGGCGACACAGAAGACCGGGCATACACCATGAGCAAAAACCTGACACAGTTAGGTTACGACCTGTCCTCTTTCTTCAATATCTCTATTGAGGACTCCATGCAGAAGTTGCAATCCGGCATTGCAGGCGAACTGGAACCCCTGCGAAGATTGGGCTATGACCTGTCTGTTGCGCGATTGCAGCAGGAAGCACTGAATCTTGGTATTACCAAAAGCGTTTCCGCCATGAATCAGGCGGAAAAAGCAGAACTGCGGTACTACGCTATTATGACACAGGTGACTACCGCACAGGGCGACATGGCCCGAACCCTGGAAGCTCCTGCGAACCAGCTGCGTGTGCTTAGAGCAGAAATTACTCAGGTGGCCCGTGCAATCGGCAATCTGTTTATCCCAATTCTGACCAAGGCTCTGCCTTATGTCATTGCGTTTCTGCAAATTGTCCGCGAGTTAGCGAACGCGCTGGCTAAACTGTTCGAGTTTGAGCTTACGGACGTTGACTGGGACGGCGTGAATCGTGGAGCTGTTGCCGCCGGGGAGCTTTCGGACAACATGGACGCCGCCGCAGATGCTGCCAAGGAGTTCAAGCGCTACACCATGGGCTTTGACGAATTGAACATCCTGCCGTCCAACACGGGTTCCTCCGGCAAAACGGATGCTGGCGTTACCGGTTCTGGTGGACTCGGGATTAATTTGCCCGAGTACGATTTCTTGGCTGGGGTCGTGAGCAGAAACGTTGAACAAGTTAAGGCAAAGCTCAAAGAACTGCTGCCGCTGGCCATTGCTGTTGGAGCGGCTTTTTCGGGATGGTCCATCGCTAAAGGAATTCTTCCTGCGATTACCGCAATCTCCGGAAAGCTTGCAACACTCATCCCCATGGCCGGAACGATTGGTACAGGAATGCTCGCCGCCGGAGTTGGCATGATTATTGCCGGGCTACCGACGTACTTGGTATCTGTATACGACGCCATTAAAAACGGGCTTAATTGGTTGAATGGAGTGCTTATTCCTCTGGGCTCCACCATGGCGGGTGCCGGTGTGGGTGCAATCATCGGGTCGCTTGGCGGGCCTATCGGTATGGGAATTGGTGCTCTGATCGGACTCGCCGTCGGGGCGCTGACCGACCTTGCAATCTGGATAGTGCAGAATTTCGGCAATGAAATAGCTGGGTTCTTTACGAACATTTGGGAATGGTTTGACGGGAAAATCATCCAGCCGGTAGTTAGTGCATTGAGCACTGCTGCAAACTGGGTGTGGGAGAAAGTCATTTCACCGATCATTGAGTTCTTCCGCCCCGTTGCTGAATCTGTGGCGGATGTTGCGACACACATCTGGAATAACGCGGTGGAAATTGTCTCCGGAATCATTGAGGGCGTCAAAACTATCTGGAATAAAATTAAAGAAATCTCTCTAAAAGTCGTGGAAGTCCTCGCCGCAGCGGGGACTGCGTTCTACACCTATGTCATCGTTCCAGCAACCGGCTGGGTGAAGGAACACGTGATCGATCCGCTGAAAAAGGCCGCAACATGGGTGTACGACACGGTCATTAAACCGATAGTTGGCTTTTTCTTGGCAAAGCTCACCTTGATAAGAGATACAGCCGTCAAAATCTTTAAGGGGATTTGGACGACGGTATCCGATTTCGCCTCCGGCATTTTCAAGGGCGTAATCAACGGAATCTTTTCCACGATTGAGCGAACGATTAACGGATTCATACGAATGTTGAATCTGGCAATCGGGCTAATCAACAAAATCCCTGGAGTAAGTATCACGAAAGTCGAGCCGATTTACATTCCGAAGCTTGCCGAAGGCGGTTTCCCCAACGAGGGCCAGTTGTTTGTCGCCCGTGAAGCTGGCGCGGAAATGGTGGGCAACATCGGCAGACGGACAGCCGTTGCGAACAATGACCAGATAGTCTCCGCCGTGTCCGATGGCGTGTACCGCGCTGTAATGTCGGCTATGTCCAATAAGGATGGAGTGTCCGGGGATATTAACATTACTATCAATATGGACGGCGACGTGGTGTATCGCAACGTCGTAAAGAAGAACAAAGAGGTGGTCCGGGCAACCGGCAAATCTCCTCTGTTCGCGTAAGGAGGGCACATGGCAATCATCACAGTAAAAAAGAAAGACGGAACCACTGTGCCGCTCCCTGACCCCAAGTCTTTTTCCTGGGGCTTGCAGGACGTAGATGCAGACGGCTCCGGAAGGAACCAGAATGGTGATGCGTTCCGCGACAGGGTGGCCAGGAAACGGAAGTGGACCATGGAATGGCCCCCTCTGACTGCTGAACAATGCTCCACAATACTGAAAGCCGTCACGGGCGTATTTTTCCAGGCGACAGGGCCAGACGCAGAGGACGGCACGAACCGCACTATGACGTGCTATGTGGGCGACCGGACTACTCCCATGTATTCTTGCATCGATGGGGAATGGAGATGGGAAAGTCTGGCTATGAACTTCGTGGAGAGGTGACGCCATGTACAATGTCTCTACCGCGTTTCACGCCGCTTTTGCGGATTATGGCCGCGAGATCAAGGCCAAGGTAATTTTTAACGGGCAGACGGAGCTTGACGGAAACTACGTTCAGGAGATCACCGCAACACCGGCGTTTGACTCCTCGGATGGTATTTCCATCGGTTCCAGCTGTTCCGGGCGGTGCAAAATCCGCATTTACAAGCCGGATGAGCCGCTGAGGCTGTCCGGCGGGTACTTTGTGCCGTATATCGGAATTTATACAGGCGGCGGAGACACTTCCGCCGTGGCCGGTGTTGCCGTAGCCGGAAAGGCTGTTGTGGGCACTTCTGGCGGCTCTGCGGACGGCGTGGAATATGTCCCCCTGGGCCGATACTACATCCCCGCAGACGGCGTAGAAAATTTGGTGTATGGCTGGGAAATCACCGGCTATGACCAGATGGCATCCTTGACGGAGCAGTACACCCCGCAAATTGAGTTCCCCGCCACACCAGACGCTATGCTGACGGACTTGTGTGCGCAAAGTGGCCTGACTCCCCCAACGGTGACTTTCCCGGACATGACAATCGAGTCTGTGTTTGAGGGGACCATCCGACAGCAGCTGGGGTGGCTGGCTGGACTGTGCGGACAGTCCGCGCACTTCGACCGGGACGGCAATCTGGTGTTAAAGTGGTACGCAAAAACCACCTTCCGGGTCAGCCGGGAGCAGCAGTACATGTCCGGCCTGACTCGCACGGCAGACGGTCCGTACACGGTATCCAGCCTCACCACAGGCACGGAAGATGAACCCATTACATCCGGCACCGGATTGGGCATTACATCAACAAACCCATACATGAACCAGGCCGTTGCGGACCTGATTCAGCCGGAGGTGGAAATATCTTTTCAGCCCTGCGATGTAAAATGGCGCTGCGACCCGTCTGTTGAGGTTGGCGACGTCATCCAAGTGGAGGGTGATACCGGCGAATGGCTGGATGTGTGTGTTATGCAGCAGGAAATCCACCTGTACGGCGGCCTGTCCTCTACGATGCACAGTTACGCCCCGCAGGACGCGGGTTATGCCATGGAAAGTCCCACAGAGCAGCGAATTAAGCGGGCTTATGAGGGCCTTACCAAGGCCATGCAGAACGCCACACAGAAGATCATCGGGGCAAAGGGCGGGTATTACGAGCTGACTCTGGACGAACAGGGCTTTCCAATCGGGTGGACTTTGCGGGATACGCCCACCATTACGCCCAATACCCGGATGTGGATTATGTCCACAGGTGGTCTGGGATTCTCCAAGGACGGCGGAAATACCATTTCCGGTGTTGCCTTGACCATGGACGGCGAGATCAACGCAAATGTCATCACCGCCGGGCAAATGTCCGCAGAAAGAGTCACCGTCAACGGCCAGACGCTTTCTGATTTTATCGACGCCAGTATCGACGATGACGGCCATCCGGTGCTGCGTATCGGGTCATCTGCGTCGGAAATTGTGCTGAAAGAGTACAACGACAAAATCGGATTCTATGATACTTCTGGGACCCTTCTGGCATATTGGAATAATAATAGTTTTGAGCTGGTGGAGCTGAGCAAGTTCCGCCTGGGGCCTATGGGCATTGTCGTACAGCCTAACGGTTCCGTGTCCTTCGTGGGGGTGAATTGATGGCAAGCATTTATGGGCCGGTATCGGCCACCGGCTGGCAATTGCGGCTGGATTACAGCGTATCCCAGAGCATCGCGGACAACAAGTCCACACTGGCCCTGACGCTGTACATCTATGACGGCACCGGCGAGAGCTACAACCTGGATGCCAATAGTTGCTATTACACTCTGCAAGGCACCAAGGTGTATAACCCGTACCGGTACAATTCCAGGGGCTGGTACAAGCTGGGCAGCAAGTCTATCACCGTGGCTCATAACAATATGGGCAAGGGGTCTGTGGTGCTTTCTGCGGACTGGCACAGCGGATTTACGTCATCCTACACGCCGTCCAGCCTGACGGTTTCCGGAACGGTCAATCTCCCGGATATTCCTCGGGCATCTTCCGTTTCAGCATCCGGACTTGTGCTGGGTTCTGCCGGTACACTTGTAGTGACCCGGGCCGTGAGCACTTTTACACACACCATCAAACTCAAGTGCGGCTCTGCGGCACAGGTAACTGTGGTGACAAAGTCCAGTGCCACGTCCATTCCGTACACGCCCCCCCTAGATTGGGCCGTGCAAAATACGTCCGGAACCTCCGTAAACATCGCGGCGGAGATCACAACCTACAACGGGGACACCGTGGTGGGCACCAATACGACCACACTGACGGCATTTATCCCCGCATCGGTAAAACCCACCCTGTCCGTGAGTCTGTCCGACACCTCCGGATATCAGCCCACATACGGCTGGGTGCAGGGCAAGAGCTCTCTGAAAGCCACGTTTTCCGCTGCTGGGTCTTATGGCAGTACCATCAAGGCCAAGTCTCTGACTATCGGCGGGAAAGCCGCCAGCCCGGATGGGGCGAATGCCCTTACAGGAAGCGGCGCAATGGCCGTTGTAGCCACCGTCACGGACAGCAGAGGACGCACGGCATCTGTTACCAAGAACATCACTGTGAACGCGTACAGCGGCCCAGGAATCCAGGATTTGACCTTTGTGCGCGGCTCTTACGCAAATAGCGTGTGGACGGAAAATTCCATGGGCGCGGACATCAAGCTGACGTTCACCCTGTCCCTCCAGCTGACCGGGAACAAGGCATCTGTGGAGATCACCGGCGCATCCGCGATGACCGACCAAACCAGCGGTGCAAAGGCCGTGTATCTGGTGTCTTTTGGTACTGACACGACCAGTGTTGTACAGGTCAAAGCTACGGATTCCCTGGGCACCACGGTAACGCGGGAGATCACCATCCCCACCGTTTCGGTGCCCATGAACATGAGTTTTACCCTGCCCGGGGTTTGCTTCGGCGGCGTGGCCGAACACGAAAAGGTGGTAGAGTTCAAATGGCCCATCCTGTATTTGGGGAAATCTCTATTGGACTGCCTCCACCCCGTCGGCAGCATCTACCAGTCCACGGCCCCCGCATCCCCAGCGGACCTGTTCGGCGGCATCTGGGAGCAAATAAAGGACGTGTTTCTTCTGGCGGCAAGCGACTCGCATGCGGCTGGCTCTACCGGCGGCGAGGAGGAGCACATCCTGACGGCGGCGGAGATGGCAAACCACACTCACGGATACGATTACACGGGCCAGAGCGACGCCACCGGCACCGGGGCCATCAAGATCGTGTCTCCCGGCGGCACCGCCAACGCTTACACGGGCAAGGCTACGTCCAACTGCGGGGGGCAGTCCCACAACAACATGCCGCCGTACCTGGCCGTGTACACATGGCGCAGGACGGCATAAGGAGGGAGTATATGCCCGAAATCAACATCAAAGTCCGCGACAAGTGCGCCAAGGGCGAGGGCGTGATTATCTGCAACAACAGCGACTACACGGTGGTGTGGGACCTGGACGAGGAATGGACGCCTTACGACACCAAGACCATGCGAGTGAACCTGGCGGACGGCACCTATCAGGACGTGGTATTCACCGGCAACACTGCGACCCTGCCGGTGCTGACTGCTTCCGGCTGGGTATCTGTGGGCCTGCATGCCGGGGATATCCACACGTCCCGGGCGGCCCGGCTTCTGGCGCTGTCCTCCGTGCTTACTCCCGGCGGTTCCCCTGCCGCCCCGGCAGAGGACGTATATGCGCAAATCATGGCCAAACTCAATGAGCTTTCTACCGTCTCCCCGGAGGATATCGCCAAAGCCGTGGAGGATTACCTGGCGGAACACCCGGCGGCCTCCGCGTCCATGCGGGTGGAGGGTGGCTATATCCAGTTCTCCGGCGATGGGGAGACGTGGAAAAACGTGATTGCCCTGGCCGATCTGAAAGGACCCAAGGGCGACACGGGCGATACCGGCCCCCAGGGGCCGAAGGGCGATACTGGCCCGCAAGGCAACCCCGGCAAGGATGGTGCGGGGATGGACGTCACCGGGGCCACCGTCGACCAAACCGTCAAAATCGCGGCGGTGGATGACAACGGCGTGCCCACCGCGTGGGAACCGGTGGATATGCCGAGTGGAGGAGGCGACGGAGAGTGGGTTTTTGCCGGCTCTGTCACGGCAGAGTCTGCGGGCATGGCGTTGAAGGTGTCAAATATACACGCAAAGCACATCCTTGTGTCGCTGTATGCAAGCTGCGACGATGCTTCGGCCAAAAGCTATATGATCAAACTGAACGACGCTATCAGCGCTATACGCGGCGGCAGTCTGCCCGGCGAAGGTAAAAAACATCTTTGGGCGGTCGAGTTCGAACTTCTGACGGCGGGCGATGAGAATTATATTTACTGCCCGGCTTGGCCGAAGGAAGCACATCACACTAATCAGTCAAATGACCCGTCAACGAGGATGTCCACAACGGTAATTGACGGAACAATGTGGTACAAGGTAAACATAAGCGAGTTCAATTCGGTGACATTTCAATGTCCGAACGGGACAGCTTCCGCGGGAAATATCATGAATGTCTGGTACAGATAAGGAGACGGATATGAAAATCTGCGAAAACGGCGTAATTCGCGACATGACGCCAGAAGAAATCGCGGCAATGGAAGAAGCGAACGCCCGCTATGAAGCGGAAGAGAAGCACCGCCCCTTGTCTCTTGAGGAGGTGCAGGCGATGCTCGTCCGTCAGCAGGTGAACACCCTTGCGGTAGACGATGCAACGGCTTTGCGGATGGCGGCGTTTTACCCGGAGTGGAAAAGCGGCAAGGCGTACACCGCCGCCAACGGCTGCCCGATTGGCTACAAGGTCACGCAGGGCGGAAGGCTGTACAAGCTGCGGCAGGAGCATACCTCTCAGGACAGCTGGGCACCCGGCATGACCGGCACGGAAAGTCTTTGGGAGGAAATCTGTGAACATCACGATGGGACGAAGTACGATGCTATCCCCTACAACGGCAACATGGCATTAGAGGCCGGGAAGTATTACACCCAAGACGGCGTATTGTACCTGTGCAATCGCGATACCGGTAACCCGGTGTATCATCCGCTGAGCGCACTGGTGGGGCTGTATGTGGAGGTGGTAAGCGATGGCTCTTGAAAAAGTGGTGTACGAGGATAACGTAACGGTTATCGATGCCGCCCAGCTCAACGCTATCCAGGATGAGATCATATGGGTGAGTGCTGACAAATCCATGGGCCTGTCGGGTCTGGCGGCGGATGACCAGATCATGGTGTCCGCCGTGGATGCAGACGGCAAGCCCACCGGTTGGCGGAAAAAGTATCGGGACATGCTCAATGTCCGGGACTTCGGGGCCAAGGGCGACGGCAGCACGGACGATACAGCGGCCATTCAGGCGGCCATCGACAGGGCTGTGTCGACGCTGGCCATGGCCGTGTATGTCCCGGCGGGCACCTACATCATCACCGCGCCGCTGGTCATCCAGACCTACAGCGATGCGGTGACCACCATCGACGGCGTCAAATGGTGGGAGGGACGCAGTCCGGCGCTGATCGGCGAGAATCCGTCCACCGCCATCATCAAGAAAACCGGCAATGCCGCCAAGACCATGCCCACAGTGGACAGCTGGTCCGGCGGCTGGGGAGCCATTGACGCCGCTATCATCCTGGGCCGCACAGACGGCGCGGAAAAGGGCAGCGGGCCGGTGCTCCGGAACCTGTCCATCAAGAACGCCTCCACGGCGGCGGAGCACTGGGCCATCTACGGCGACCGCAGCCGCTGCACCATTGAGCACTGCAATATCCGCACCGGCAGCCACGGCATTCGCCTGCACAGCTTTTTCAACCGGCTGGCGGACCTATATCTTGTGTGCGCCTCCAACGCCGTCCACATCGACTACGGCACCAGTACCGTCCTGGAACGGGTCTATTGCAGCGGCGCGGCCAACCCGTATATCATCCAGTCCGCCTACAGCACCCTGTCGCAGGTGTGCTGCGACGGCGGCACAGGGACAATTTTCAGCATCACCGGCAATGGCGTGGTGCTCAACGGGTGCGGGGCCGAGTCCAAGGACGCGGCGGTGTATGTCTCCGCCGGGGTGGACAGCAATCTCACCATTAACGGCTTTTACGGCTGGCGGCAGACGGCAGGCGTGCCCATCATGATGGCCAACCGCGCAGCGGTCACTGTGTGCGGGCTCCAGCTCTATGAGCGCGGCGCCGACACCTACACCAACACGGCGCTTGTGGACGTAACCGGCCCCACCGCGCAGATTGCGCTGTCGCTGATCGGGTTTTCCATCATCCGGTCCGCCGGGCGCACCGGGCAGCTGCCCGACCTGCTGGCCACGATCCCCAGCGCGGACAGTAAAATCTTTCTGGCCACGGACGGCTTGAACGGTTACTTCTATCCTACCCCTTCCGGGCTGGTGCCCTACGATGGCTACGCCAGCGGAAACCGGCAGTATCTGGCGGATACCGTTGCCCTGACCGGTCAGGGCGGAACGCTGGACGCGGATAAGCATTACCCGGGCATGCCCGTCTGGGACAGCAGCCTGGGCAAGCCCAAGTGGTGGACCGGCTCCGGGTGGTGGCAGCCTGTCGCCGCGCCCATCACCCCGGCGGATACCTCGTTCGTCCAGGCCGCCGAGGGTGAATACCAGCAGCAGCCGAATTTTACGAATGCATTAAATACGGCTGACCCAGATTTTAAGCCCAACACTAGACTCAATGGCTCCGGCGGAGAAAGCACGGACGTGCGGACCTACACCATGTGGACAAGCGGTTACATCGGGTGCAAGGCCGGGGACGTGATCCGGGTGCGCTGCCCGGATGGCACCTTTGAGAGCGGCGGCGGCTCCATCTGGCCCATTGCCGTACAGTACAATGCCCTGAAGGAGTCTACTGGCGCTGTGACATACAAAGCCACCTCCGGGACCTCCTACGATGCAGTATTCGACAGCGACGGCAAGGGCTTTAGTATTACCATTAACGATCTCAGTGTGGCGTTCATTCGTATCGTGGGCAACGGTGATGCCGCCGGGGCCATCATCACCAAGAACCAGGAGATCGCCTATAAGCAGGTGTGGGTGGGCACCCCCATGCAGTTCGGTGATGAGGTCAAGCAGAACATGGCCAACGTATTTGTGCAGGCCCCCAACGGCGCCCTGTACACCATCGCCGTGGACAACAGCGGCAATCTGTCGGCCAAGGCATTCACGCAGTAATCACGCCGCCCAAGGCGGCATAGAAAGGAGATTTTACATGAAAGAAAACACGATCAAGGCAGCGCTGGCGGCCGCGCTGGGGGCGCTGTGCGCCTACGGCATCCAGCTGCTGGTGCCGGTGCTGGTACTGCTGGTGGTGATGGTCCTGGACTACATCACCGGCATGACCAAGGCATGGAACGCCGGGGAGCTGTCCTCCCGGGTGGGACTGTGGGGCATCCTGAAAAAGGTGGGCTATCTGGTGATTGTCGGGGTGGCCTGCGTGGTGGACTGGCTTCTGCGTTACGGGGCGGACAGCCTGGGCTGGGACTGGCCGGTGGACTTTTTGTTTGCCAGCATCGTCATCATCTGGCTGGTCATCAACGAGCTGCTGTCCATCCTGGAGAACGTTTCGGCCATCGGCGCACCGGTGCCGGGCTTTTTGCAGGCCCTGCTGAAAAAGCTGAAGGTACACACCGAGGACACGGCAGAGGAGAACCTGCCGGGAGAGGAGAATAGCGATGAGTAAGAAGGTCTACATCAGCCCCAGCGACCAGGTGAGCAACGCTTACGCCTGGGGCAACACCAACGAGCACGCCCAGTGCCAGAAGATCGCCGAGGCGGAGGCGGAGGCCCTGCGCCGCAGCGGCGTGGAGGTGCAGGTGGCGGCTCTGGGTTCCACCATGGCCCAGCGCTGCGCCGAGTCCGACGCCTGGCGCGCGGACATCCACAACTGCGTCCACACCAACGCCTGCAACAAGCAGGTCATGGGCACCCGGCTGTTCTGCTATGCCATCCCCGGCAAGGGGTACGACGCCTGCAAGGCGGTGTTCAACGAACTGGCCCCGCTGACGCCGGGAACGTCCGAGAACGTGCAGAAGAACCCCAACCTTTACGAGGTGCGCGTGCCCGACGCGCCCAGTGTGTACTGCGAGTGTGAGTTCCACGACACGGCGGAGGGCGCCAAGTGGATCGTGGAGCACACCACGGAGATCGGCGAGGCCATCGCCAAGGGCCTGTGCAAGTACCTGGGTGTGACCTTCGTCCCGGCCAAGGCGGAGGAGAAGCCCGCCGAAGAACCCAAGGCCGACACCGAACAGGTGCTGTACCGGGTCCAGGTGGGAGCCTTCGCCGTCCGCGCCAACGCCGACAGGATGCTGGAGAAGCTGAAAGCGGCAGGGTTTACCGGATTTGTGGTAAAGGGGAAGAAGTAATAAACATTCTGGACGGTGGGGAGTGACGTAACGCCGCGCTCCCTGCCCGCGCATTGCGCCCGCACGCCCACGGCTTCTATTTTGCCATGGATAATAGTCGCAAAGCCGTTCGGTACTACATTTCCAGCATGGCTCCTAAGAGAGCTTTGGAATTTGTCCAATCTTTCGATTTGCCAGAAGATGAGGAATCGTGCATTATTTTGTGCGATATCCGACGAAAGTCTTATATCCAAGTTTCCAACGCGCTTCACGTCTCGCCGGAAAGCGTCAAGAGAAACCGCCGCAGGGCATTGTCGAAAATTGTTGACGCGCTGACAAATCAATAGACCTCACTTGGACATGATCGCCCATTCAGAGACCTTTTACAGGCCATCTGAATGGGCGATTTTTTTGTACCATATAAGCAAAGGAGGGCTGGCGATGTACGGATTCAACAACCAATATCAGCAGGGATACGGTGCCCCATACATGGGGCAATACGGGCAAGCATCACAGCAAGCGTGCCAGATCACCAGAGTAAACGGCAGAAACGGTGCAGACGCGTTCCGCATGGCGCCCAACAGTTCTATCTTACTCCTGGACGAGAATGACCCGGTTGTGTGGCTCAAGGTCAGCGACGGGGCGGGGTATTGTACTGTTACCCCGTACAGCATTGCGCCTTATCAAGACCCCGCGAAGGTAGATGTTACCAGTTTGGAAGAACGCGTGAAAAGATTGGAGGAAATGCTAAATGCCAAATCCGATGATTCAGATGCTCCAGCAAAGCGTAAAAAGTCCGAATAACCCTCTTGTAATGCTGGCGGAGTTCCGCAAGTTTGCGGCTGGTATGACCCCGCAGCGGGCAAAGGAACAAGTGGAACAAATGCTGCAATCGGGAAAGATGAACCCGCAGCAGTTCCAGCAGCTCCAGCAGCAAGCCAAGGAGTTTATGAGATTCCTGAAATAAGCCGGTGCGCAACGGTTTATTATAAAAATTTCAAGAAAGGAGTTTTGAAATGGACAATTATTCTCTCTCTGATCTTCGGGCTGCTGTTGATGGCGGCAATGACAATTGGGGCGGCGGCGCGTGGTGGATTATCATCCTGTTCCTTTTCGTCTTTATGGGCGGAGGCTGGGGGATGAACCGGCAGGGCGAATTTGGCCAGTATGCCACCGCTTCGTCTCAACAGGAAATCCTTTTCGGCCAGCAGTTTGGCCAGCTGAATGACCGTCTGACCAACGTGGGCAACGGCATCTGCAACTTGGGATACGAAATGCAGGGCAATGTCGGGCAGTTGGGCAAGGAAATGGCCCTGGCGCAGAACGGTACGAACATGACCATTATGCAGACCGGAAACAACATCCAGTCTCAGATGTCGGAGTGCTGCTGCACCACGCAGCGGGCTATTGACAGCGTCAACGCCAACATTGACGCCAAGTTTGCCGCCCTGGAGAAATCTCAGCTGGAGGGCCGTATCGCCCAGCTGGAACAGGCCAACAATCAGCTGTTTATCAGGGACCAACTGTGCGGCGTAGTGCGCTATCCCAACGGATACACCTACAATGCAGGCCCCTCTCCGTTTTGCGGCTGCAATAGCGGCTGCAACAACATCTGATTCCCGGTAAGCGAGATAAAGTGACGCCCTATCCGGCGAGGCATGCGGGGCGGCATTAGTCGCCCCGCTATTTTTGAATGGACAAAAATCAGCCCGATTAGAAAGGAATGATACTATGAGTAAATCCGCCATCTATACCACCAACACCACCGGCGCAACCGTCCCGGTTGACGGCATCATCCCTGTTGGGAATACTACCCGCCGGTACGGCTGCAACATCAAGCAGGACGGCAATGCCATTACACTGTGCGGACAGGGGTATTACCTCGTCAACGTCTCCGCCACCTTGTCTCCCTCGGCGGCTGGAACCGTGTCTATCACCGCGCAAAAGGACGGCGTTCCGATTATCGGAGCGACGGGGGCCCAGACCGCCGCCGAAAACGGCACTGTTAATATTGGCATGTCTGCCATCGTCCGCAATGCCTGCGGGTGTGAAAGCTCTATTCTGTCCCTGGTCCTGGGCGGCGTTGCGGCAGTTGTAAACAACATGGCCGTTACCGTCGAGAAGCTGTAAGGGGTGCGGCATGAAGGACGACCTGAAAGAATACAAGCAAAAACTGGAAAAGGAACTGTCTGCGTACATGGAACTGCCTGTGTCCGAACGTTCTGCTGCTGCCGTCCGAGGAATGGCGGAGTGCTGGGAACAGGTCGATAAACTTGGTAAATGTATGTGTGGATCCGCTGATTTTTCCAAAGAGGATGCTAAAGCATGGAATACCGACATGAAAAATGATGACGGCACCACCGGCGGGCATTGGACTGTTCAGCAGACCACCCCCCTCGCAGCCAACGCCGGTGTCGTGTTTGCGCACATCACCGAGGATGACTGGAACGTAGCCATGAATATGATGTATTCGGACTACTGCTCCGTGGCGGCAAAGTATGGCGTAAACAAGCCTGAGTTCTTTGCGGATATGGCCAAGGCATTCCTGTTTGACAAGGACGCGAAAGGCCCGAAAGAAAAGCTGTCTGCCTACTACCACGGAATTGCGGCGGTGTAATTTGTTAGTGACCTGTTAGTAACTGACGCGGGACAAGACGGGACTTTGCAACTTCTTACGCAAAAATGTCCGTATATCCCTGTTAAATCCCACATAATACCGCACAATACTGTTTGTTTGCCATTGGCCTATAATTGACGTGCATGGGGTCACAGGTTCGAGTCCTGTACCGCGCACCAAAAAACTCCCGGTTTTGTAAGAAATCGGGAGTTTTTCTTTGCTTTTGCCGCAAAAAAGTTCCACCATTCTATATCTTGCTTTTTCTTGTTAGTAACGTGTTAGTAACACGCTATTTTTCACCAGCCGTGTCTACAGCTGCAATCAGTTCAGAAATGTCTGCGTGAACATAAATATTTGCCGTTGTGGAATAGTCGGCGTGGCCCAATATTTTTTGTAAAATCTCCGTGGCCATGCCTGATCTTCTGGCCCAGCTGGCGTAGGTGTGCCGGGTGGCATGCGGGGTTTTCCGCTCGATTTTGAGCTTTTCCAGTAACGGGTAGTAATCCCGTCGACGGAAATTTGCCGGTACCTGTTGGCCAGTATAGCCGGACAACAAGAGCGCACCCTTCGCCCTGGCGGCAAAGTATGCGAAGTATACCCGGCCCTCCGGCCTGATGGGGATGGCCCGGTTGCGCCCGGCGGCGGTCTTTTCTCCCCCGATGACATAGGTTTCGTGATAGTCGGCCAAAGGGAGACCGAAAAGCTCTCCGATTCTCATGCCCGTGTAAATTAGCATCAGGATAATTTTCGCGGTGTCGCTTCCGTTTTTCTCCAGCTTCTCAATGTCCGAATCGGAGAAGATTTCCTTTTCTTTTTTCATGTTTTCTGGCAGATGGATAAATTTTGCAAAGTTTGTTGTGGCAATTTCTTCCCGGATTGCCCATGCGGACATTTGCGTAACAAGCTGCTTGTACTTGCTGCATGTGCTGTGAGATTTATCCGCATATTTGTCCATGACTGCCTGGAAGTCTGCTGTCCGCAAGCTGCGGAATCTTGCATCGTGGAGCGGTTGGAACACGTCAAAAGCCCGGTTATATGACTCCACCCCACGGGGGCCTATTTCCTTATAGTGTTCCTCTTTCCAGGCTTCAAATACTTCCCTGAAGGTCATGTTATACCGCTCTGTCAAATCCTTCCCCGCCAAGCGCTCCAGAGCCTCCAGCGCGTCTTTTCGCGTGGGGTAATATCCTATAATCACCTTACTTTTTGCCGCCACCCACGGGCGGCTCCTTCGGCCTTGCAGTTTATAAACCGTGCCGGACCCGTTGGGCCTCTTGATGGCCCTGCGGGATTGTTTGGATTGCCGCTTTCCGCATGCTGGGCAAAACAGGGCGCCATCCGGCAAAACTCCACCGCACTTAACGCAGTTCATTGTATCCTCCTTTATATTGTGACATGGCCGCCCCATGTGGGACGGCCTTTTTTCACACTTTTTTGCGCAGGGCCATAGAGATGATGACCGATGAGGCTATCACAGCAGTGGCTGCTATGACAATAACAAACCACGCCACGGCGGTGGGCTGTCCGTTTCGGATAAGCCCTTGGGCCGTGATTTGCGAGTCAATAAACAGGTACGCCACCAGGCACATGGCCAGCACGGCGCACATACCAAGCAGGACGAAGATGACCGGCTTGCGAGTGCGCATTTGGTCCTTCTGTATGGCGTTTACTTCTTCCAGCCTTTTTACGTTACCGGACAAATGCGCGTTTTCCAGCTCCAGTTGATGTATCCTGGCCTGCATAGATTCCGGGTGATCTATAGGCTTGTCCAACCCGAACAGTTCGTCAAGCGACAGATCCAGCACCATGCACATGGCAACCGAGTTGTAGAGCTTCGGGTCCATTTGCGATCCGTCCAGGAGCTTTGACACGGCGGACTTTGACACGCCGGACAGATCCACGATGTCGCTGATGGTGTACCTTTTCTTTTCCTTTGCCTCGCGAATCTTTTTTGGGTATTGCTCAATGTTTCCCGCGATTTCCTGCAACGCAGACATAGTTATTCGCCTCCATAAAGTAGATTTCACCTGTGGCGGGACAGAATCTCAAGCGCGGGGACCATTTGCCCTACATCGGTCGCACGATTCCCCGGATTGCGCGTGGACAGGGGTTCGCAGAACTGCTATGCTTAAAACGTAGCAGACGACAGCCTGATGGGCTATCTGCTATATCGGCCCTGCCGCCCGGTGCGGGGGCGGCGGGGCCAACATAACTCAAGATCTATCCCTTTGTTTGCCTATTATAGGGCAACGCGGTATGCAATATTTGTCCTATTTGGGGGAATAGGTGAAAATATTTTTTTACGAGGGGGAAATAAATCGTGTGTTTTTGCGAAAAGTATGATATAATAGAACAAATGGACGGTAAGGCTAAGGACGCGCTACTCAGCGAGGCGATAGAGATGATCGGCAAGCTGACAGACGCGCAGCTCTACCGCATTATGGAGGAAATGAAGGATGACGAACCAGCCGAATGAACCGGCTGCGTAGGCCCAGTATACTTTTTACAAGGGGGATTAGATATGAGTAATTCGGTACTGTATGCGCTTGTGATGTTCGCCGTGGCTGGCACAGTCGCGCAATGGTTCAACATATGGCACATTCTGAATAGGCTGGACAAGCTGGAACGAGAGCACCGATCAGCAGAACTTCCCCAGCAGATACCCGCCGAACATGCACAGGACGCTGCAAATGATTCCGGCCCAGAAATATAACCGCGCCCTCTTTTCAGCCCTTCGCTTTTCTTCTTCTGCCCGCACAAGCCTATCGACGATGGGCGGCACAACTTTCCCCGCCGCAATATCCGGGATTTTGAATTCCGTCCCCTGGAAGTTGATATAGTCACTCATTTGCCATCCTCCTCAAAAGCGGCTTTTGCCAGCCGAAGAAACCGGTTTAACTTATCCTCTGGCAGGGACTTAACAAATTCTATAGCTTCCAGCTGCATATCACTCAGCGCTTCGCCATCGGCGGGACGCTCTTTTTTTATGGCCGGATCATCGGTTTTACCCTCCAGCCACTCCACAGAAACATTGTATGTGCTTGCGATTTGATGGAGCTTCTTGGTATACGAAACGCTTGAACCATTTTCCCACATGGAGACGATGGAACCGTCGTTATACCCAATGCTTTTTGCGAATTTGGCTTTCTCCCCGTGAACATATTTCCCAGACTTATCTTTCGGGATAAGGCTCAACACTCTTTCCAGCACAATATCCATTTTCAAAACCTCAAATTTGTAAGATTTGCCGAAAGTTAAATTTCTTCAAGATTACTATTGCAAACTTGAAGTTCCTGAGGTATCATATAGGCAAGCCCCAGAAAAAAGAGTACAAAAACACCAGCCCCCCATAACAGCGGCTTTAACAATTTCTTTTGGCAGAGTCATTGTAACGCGGTTTGGGCGGCGTGTCAAGTATGAAGTCTCACATTTGTGAGGTTCGGGGCAATGACTGCGGCGGGGATAGAAATGCCCCGACCGTGCTGTTCCACGGTCGGGGTTTCCCCAAATTTGTTCACCAGAACACCCTTGCAACCTTCCGCACCGTCGGCGTGAGTTTGATACCTGCTTCACTGCATGACCCGACAGTGGCAAGCTGCGTTTTTTTACACGCTTCACTGCGTGGACGCTTGCCGGTTCTACGAGAGGTACACGATGAAACAGCCGTGCTTCTTGGGGGTGCCGCTCACTTTTGCGGGATGGGTTCCGCAAAGCCCATTTGCATCACGCCGTGTCCCCACGGTCTGGAACGGGCAAGGTCAAAAGTTTGGTCAAAAGGCCACCTCCTTTGATTTTGCCACAAGGGCTATCGAAAGGGTACCACATTTCCCCGCCGCAGTCAATGAAAACTCACACATTTAGAGAGGAGGCAGACGCATTTGACGCTGAGAGAACTCCGGGAGAATGCCGGAGTAACCCGGGCACAGGTCAGCAAGAAACTGAATGTTGACCTGTCCTGTTTGTCCCACTGGGAGGTGGGCGACTGGAAACCCGGGCGGAAGTATCACAAGGCGCTGGCCAAACTGTACGGATGTACGGTACAGGCCATTCAGGACGCCGCCGCACCGGCGGAGAAGTAAGAAAGGAGGACAAGTTGGAGATTTATGTCGCAGGCACCCCGGAAGAAATCGCCGCACTTGTGGCTGCAACACAAGAGCGGCGAAATCAGGATACGCGCGTACTGCTGGACGGCGAGGGAGTTTGGAAACAGGATGCGACCTGCAACCGCGTCGTGAGGAAAGGCAATGAGCTGGGGGGTGCGCACAATGCGGGATGACGGCGGGGAGTTCAAAAGTTGGGCAGCTCTCATACTCAGCCTTTTAGCGTTGATAGCCAGCGTAGTAAAGGCGGCAGTAGAGTTGACAGCAGGGAAATTGTACTGACGATGATGGCAATGTTAGCCCGGACCTCTGCGCGGTCTGGATGCAGAAAGGTTAGCCCCGGCAAAAGCACTGATGGCTCTGAAAGGTAATCGACCATCGGAACCCCAAGCATATTGCGTGGGATTTCCCCCTTCTCGTTAACGGTACACACACTCATATACCCGCGTTTGACACATTCTGCTAAAACCTCGAGGTCTGTGTGAGTGGGTTTTTCCGGCAACGGGCGTTTGCCATTGGCGACACGGCATATCATTCTACGCATAGCCTTCTTGAACGCGCGTTCTGTTTTAATTTTCATCATGTATATCACCTCCTCTCCATCCGCATTTTATCACAACATCGGAGAGGAGACAACGAAAGGAGGAAGAATTAACGAGTTACAAATGTAACGCACAAGGCCGTGATCCGTTCCAGCTGCTGTGCGTGTAAAAAATGCCCTGTCAGCTGACACCTGACAGGGCGGCGAAGAAGCATTGGCAAGGATTCTTCACGGGTATTATACCACGACCGTGGAGCAATGGCAAGGAGGAAAGTATGGTAAAAACTATGACAATCGACGAGGCCGCAAAGTATCTGCGGGAAAACGGCGTCAAAATCTCCAAAGAAACACTTTCCGACGGGATTCAGGCTGAAAAACTGCCGTTCGGCTTGTGCATCGAGACCGGCCGCAGCCGGGTGTTTATGATTTTCAAGCGACTGGTGGACAAGTGGCTTGAGGAAAGGGAGGAACTCTGATGAAAGCTTACAAGGGGGTTGCCAAGCGCAGAAATCTGCTGAAAGCATTCAAGGGGTTCGACAAGCGCCTGAGATGCCGTGGTTTTCAGTATGAGGTAGGCAAAGAATATCAGGAGCCGGAAGCGTCTCTGTGCCGCAATGGATTCCACGCCTGTGAAAATCCGCTGGACACGTTGAGATACTACCCGCCAACGGATTCCCGCTATTGCGAGGTGGAGATCGATGACAACGGGCAGCGTAATGGAGATGACTCCAAGGTGTGCGGCCGGCACATCAAGGTCGGAGCCGAGATCGGCTTGAAGGGCGTAATCAACGCCGGTGTGCGGCATATTTTTGAAAAATGCGAGAATGCAGCAACTGAGAAACATGCCTCTGGAGTGAGTGGCAACGCCGCCGCAGCTGGCTCGTATGGCAACGCCGCCGCATCGGGCGAGAGGGGCA